GGTTTCCGCGCACGACCCCGAACAAAAGCCATGACCAAACCCGCAAAACCCACACGCAAAAAGACATCCAGCCCGCCGCCCCTGCTCACTATCGCGGACGTGGCGCAAAAATTAGATATGAGCTACCACGAAGCGCGGAACTTTCTTGTCCGCGTTCCTATCGCCAAAACTGGCGCACGGGGAGCGCACCTCTACACGCTTGAAGCAGTCACCGAAGCGCGGAAAACAAGCGCCAACGAAAGCGGCAACGAAGCGCAGCCTGGCACCAAGGAATGGCATGAGGTGGAGAAAATCCGAAGGCAAGTTGAGAAACTCGACGTGGAACTGGACGGCCTGCGCGGCAAAATGTTGGACCGCGAAGAAGTGAGGCGGGCGACAATGGCGCTGTGCATGGAATTTTCCCGACACTTAGACGAGATGGAAAGCAAGCTGGCGCCAATGGTAGCAGGCTTGACACCAACCGAGGCACAGCCGGTTATAATTGCGTACAACGCCAAGCTGCGCGAAACATTAAGAAAGCAATAAAATCAACAAATTTAAAACCGTATTACCAAGACGAAAGCGTTACCATATACCACGGCGACAGCCGCGAGATTGTTCCTCAGTTGGGGCGGTTTGACTTACTGCTGACAGACCCGCCTTATGGAATTGGCATTGCGAAAAACCCTATCAGGCAAAAGCACGAAAAAATGGAATGGGACTCCAGCGCTCCTGAATGGTGGTTTTTAGAATACATCAGCCATAGAGCGTCAAAAAGCGTCATATGGGGCGGAAATTACTTCCCACTAAAGCCAGCGAAATGCTTTTTAATATGGGACAAAAAGCAACCACAAGATTTCAGCTTGGCAATGGTTGAGCAGGCTTGGACTAATTATGACATGCCAGCAAAAATGTTTTCTAAGAGAGTTGTCGGTTACCATAAAAACCACCCGACACAAAAGCCAGTAGAATTAATGCAATGGTGCATCACCCTTTCAGTGGAAAACGTTCAAACCATCTTGGACCCTTTTGCTGGCAGCGGAACAACAGGGCGGGCCGCAAAAGACCTTGGCAAAAAGGCGACATTGATTGAGATGGAAGAATCTTATTGTGAAGTGGCGGCAAAACGAATGGAACAGGAATGCTTTAATTTTGAATAACTCACAACGCCAAACTGCGCGAAACACTGCGAGCGCATACAAAAGCCTAACTGATTCGAGCGCATGGAAAATATAATAAAGGAATGCTTGGCTACGGCATTTGCAGAAAAGCAAAAAGCAACTATACCAGACTGGGCACTTGATAACATCCGTCTTCGAGAATCGCCATACGGCAACCAATTCCGCGCCACAGAAACACCTTGGTTATTGGAACCGTTGACCGCGTTTGCAGACCCGAACACTGAGGAGGTTGTGTTAAATTGCGCCGCCCAAACCGGCAAAACGGTTTCCATGCAGGTGGCCATTGCTTGGGCGCTGGCAAACCATCCAGGGCCAACCATGACGGTGATGCAGGACGAAGACGCCGCAAAGGATTTTTCAAAAGAGCGCCTTATGCCGATGTTGGAGAGTTGTGCAACACTTCGCCGACAGTTCCCAACCGACCGGCACAAAAAGACCAACACCGAAATTTTTCTGACTACCTGCACGCTTAAGCTGGGCGCCGCCAATAATAACTTTCTGCGTAGCTGGTCAATTCGTTGGTTATTTGGCGACGAAGTCAGCGCTTGGAAACCTGGCATGTTGGCGCGAGCGCGGGCGCGCACAACTAGATACTGGAATCGAAAGCACTGGTTAAGCAGCACACCAGAAGAAGAGGGCAGCGATTTTGACGGCGCATACAAGGCGGGCACCTGCGAGCATTGGCATCTAAAGTGCATTGGATGCAATGAGCTTTTTATGCCAGCCTTTTATGACTGCCTCCAATGGGACACTAACGACCAAACAAAACCAAATGGCGTCTGGGACTTTGAAGCAGTCAGCGAAACGGTGCGCATGGTTTGCCCGCATTGTGGACACCAGCACGAAAACACCGAAACCAATTGGCGGGCGATGAGCAAGGGCGGCTATATAGCCACCAACGACAACCCGACGCCACGCGTGCGCTCGTTTAGTTTCAACCAGTTGGCTCTTCCGCCTTCAGTTATGCCTTGGGCGGATTTGGTTGTCGATTTCCTGCGAGCTAAACAGCACGCCGCCGGTGGCTACATACAGCCATTGCGCGAATTCGTTACGCTACGACTTGCGGAACCTTGGAAAGCTACAAATCACGTAGACATTGAAAAAGTTGTCGTCAAAGATTATGAACCAAGCGCCGAATGGGCGGATGAGGCAACTCGATTTTTGACCGTAGACGTGCAAGCATACCTTGAGGAATTTTGGGCGGTGGCACGCAGTTGGAGCAAAACAGGCGCGAGCCGTTTGCTTTCGTTTCGCCGCTTGACTTCCTTTGATGAAATCGAAGCGATGCGTAAAGAGTTCAACGTCGCACCACAGCGAACCTTCCTCGATGTTGGCTACCAACGCGCCAGGGTTTTGGCGGAGTGCGGGCGCTACGGATGGATGGGTATGCGCGGCGAAGACACTACCGACTACGCGCATAGCATAAATGGGCACACCGTGCGCCGCATGTTTTCAAAGCCGACACGCGTCAGCGCCACAGGGCGCACGGCGCCGCCGGTGTTTCGCTGGAGCAATCCAACAACCAAGGACGTATTGCAGTTGCTTAAAAGCGGCAAATCACATCCATGGGAGGTGTGCGACTTGGGCGCAATGGCCGACGAATACGCCAAACAAATTGACTCAGAGCGAAAGAAAGAAGTTTTGGACAAGCACGGCAGAACGACTTTGCGCTGGGTTTCCTTCCGCGCAAATCACGGCTGGGACTGCGAACTGATGCAAGTTGTAGCGGCTAGCATAGCAAAACTATTTAGCACTGCGGAATAGGAAAAATATGAACAACAATGCACAAGTTCAGTGGACCAGTGGACTCTGTTTATGAGTTCTAGAACTTTTAAGGTCTTGTTATTGGCTTTCATTTGGATGGAAAGATTGCATCCTAATTTCTCAGCAACTCGGGAACTTGGTCCACTGGTCCACTGAAACTATTTAGCACTGCTGAATAGGAAAAACATAAACCACAAAAGCAAGGGCGGCAGCGATTAATCGTTGCCGCCTTTTTATTTGTGCATGTTGCTTTTACACATTTCGCCCATCTTTACAGATGGCAAGCGACATCACCGCATTTCTAAATTTGCAAAGCGATGGTTACCTTTTGACTCTTAAGGAAAGGGTAGCTGACGCTATTTTGGCAGGTAGTGTCACCGTGTCTTTTAGCAACGCATCTCAAAGTGGGAGCATGCAGCTTGTCATGCCCACCGACGAACTAGCCGCACAATTAACCACGGTGTTGATTGCTAAAGGGCTAGCCAACGGCGCCACTAAACCCACAAGAATGACTTTTGCAAGGTTTGCGCGATGAGCCAAATTGTAGACCACAACGGCAGACCAATTGTTGCGGCGCCACAGCCGCGAAAACGCGCAACCATCAACGGCCATTATCGAGGCACCGAATCAAACCGATTCCGCACTTCGCTGCCATACATTGCCGCCGACATAAATCAAACGCTTAACCGAGGAACGCGCCGCAGATTAATGGCGTTCTCGCGTTGGCTTTATGCAAATCATGGGATGGTCAGGGGCGCAGTGAATGACGTTGCACGCTACGCACTCGGCACAGGATTAACACCACAAAGCCAAAGCGCAGAGGCGAAAGCATATGAGGATTATTTCGCCGAATGGAGCTAGGTTTGCGATGTGGCGGGCCAATTTACATTTGCCCAAATGCAGAGGATGGCATCCATCCGAATGGACGTTGACGGTGACATCGGATTTTTGATGATTGGCAGGCAGGACGCGTTTCCGCAATTGCAACTCATCGAATCTCATAACATAGCCAGCGAATCATTGAAATACAATGAGGCAGGGCATGACGGCGTAATGGTTAGCCCAAGTGGAAAACCTACAGCCTACAACGTCAAGAGCGGAGATGAGTTTCGCAGCATTTCAGCAAACAATTTTATCCTAGTTTATGACCCCGACCGCGTTGCCCAATTGCGCGGCGTTTCGGCACTAACGCACGCAATCGACCACATTCGCGATGCGACCGACATCCTCGAATTCGAGAAAGTGGGCGTCAAA